TTGATGTAACAGTGGATGCAAAGACTAAGAAACAACTACAAGATTTGGGTCTTGGTCCTCGTATTAAAAACAAAGGTGACGAAAGAAATGATTTCGTTACTATCAAAAGAAAGTACACTCGTAAAGATGGTACAAAGAACTCTGCACCTCGTGTTGTAGATTCTAAGAAAACACCTATTAGTTCTGATGTTTTAATCGGTAATGGTTCACAAGTTAATGTGGCCTTTGATACATATGATTACAATGTCGGTGGTAATCAAGGTGTTGGCTCATCTTTAAAAGCTGTGCAAGTAACTAAACTAGTTGAGTACAGTCCTTCTGAAAACTTAGATGAGTTCGGTGAAGAGTCTGGATACCAGGCTCCAACTAACGGCGCAGCTAACAAAGATGGATTGGAAGACGATAAGCTTCCATTCTAATGTCAGATAAGAAGAGCATAGATACTCTTGTAAAAGATATTTACAAATTATTTGACGAGGGCAATACTAAAAAACCCACAACAAATAACTTGAATGAATTTGCAGAGAGTATGAAAGATGCTGTTCTTACTTATCTAACAGAGAAACAATCTGGTAGCCGAGGTATTCGTATGTCGAGCCTCGGCAAACCAGACAGACAACTATGGTATGAGTTATATAAACCAGAATTAAGAGAACATATGCCAGCCCACGCACGTATTAAGTTTTTATATGGGCATATGTTAGAAGCACTTTTATTATTACTATCCAAAACAGCAGGACATAATGTCACCGACGAACAGAAGACACTAAACCTTGATGGAGTTGTAGGACACCAAGATGCTGTGATTGATGGAGTCGTGGTTGATGTTAAGTCAGCATCGCAGTTTGGCTTTAGAAAATTTAGAGATAACGATCTTACTCCAGAGACAGATGCCTTTGGTTATTTAGATCAGATTGCTGCATACTCAGAAGCTAATGGTAATGATGATGTCGCCTTTCTAGCTATCGATAAACAAAGTGGGGCACTAGCATTATGTAAACCACATAAAGCAGATGTACCTAATGCACGAAAAAGAATTAAACATTTACGAAATGTCTTGAAAGATAAGAACAAACCACCACCTCGTTGTTATGATGAGGAGCCAGATGGAGTGTCTGGTAATATGAAGTTAAGTATTGGTTGTTCTTATTGCGCATACAAAGTTGACTGTTGGTCTGATGCAAACGATGGTCAAGGCTTACGTAAGTTTATTTACAGTAAAGGACCTCGATGGTTAACCAAAGTGGTTAGTGAACCAAATGTTTCAGAGGATATTCCGTGAGTGTTCTTAGAAAAGAAAAAGGATTTTATAGATCTATCTTTGAAGCTACCGTTTGCGCTAAACTAGATGAAGACAAAGTTAAGTTTGAGTACGAGACTTTGGTAATACCTTATGTTGTTCCAGAGATTAGAAAGACATACACTCCAGACATTATATTATCTAATGGTATTATAATAGAACTTAAAGGACAACTAACGAAAGAGGATAGAGCTAAACATTTGTATATTAAAAAACAAAGACCAGATTTAGATATTAGATTTGTATTACAAAATTCTAGAAATAAACTTTACAAAACTAGTAAAACAACTTATGGTGATTGGCTTAGTAATAATAATTTTATATGGGCAGATAGATTTGTGCCGGTAGAATGGATAGATGAAAGACCGAAAGAAATTAACACGACAGACATCTTTGTCAAACCAAAACCAAACCCGGATTGTTTTAGACCCTTCACTCGGTACGACCACAGAGGAAAGTAGAGAGGGAGAAAATGAAAGAGCTTTATTCAGAGCTGTTATCTATCAAGCTTTACTAGATGCTAGTAATGAAAATGAGAATGTTTCTAAAGAATCTATTCACGTTAGGGAAGAAGCTGTACGATGGTTTAGTAAAAGCATTGGTGTTACTGCTTCTTGGTTTGTTGATGTTTGTGATCTTGCTGGCCTTGACTATCAGCAAGTTCGTACTTTTGCTAGGAAACTTATTAATGACCCAACGAACACAGAGTTTCAAAGAAAGAGATTAAATGTATTACTAAATATGACACACGGAGAGGAGACAAAATGACAGATGATTTAGTAAACCACCCACCCCACTATAAATATAATGATAAAGGTATTGAATGTATTGAAGCCATTGAAGCTGCTTTAACATCAGAAGAGTATCGTGGTTATCTTCGTGGACAGGTTATGAAATACACGTGGAGATGTAACTACAAAGGCAAACGATTAGAGGATTTGCAAAAAGCTCGATGGTATTTAAATAGATATATTGAATTACTAGAAAAAGAATGATAGTATCTGAGGTTCCGATACTTGAAATAATCTGTTCACTGAGTGCGTGTGTATCAGTTTATTTGTATGGTAACGGATCACTTAAAGCACCGGTGTTTGGTATTTGCTCACAGTTTTTTTGGTGGGCATGGACGATCCAAGAGGGTCTATACTTTATGATGGTACTTAACGTGGTAATGACATTAACACATATTAGAAACATAATTAAAATGAAAGGGAGACAATGACGACTTTACCAACTGTTTATCAACAATTTATTCACAAGTCTAGATATGCTAGATGGCTACCAGAACACACAAGAAGAGAGGACTGGCACGAGACTGTAGCTCGTTACTTTGACTTCTTTGAAAAACAAATTGAAAAGAATTGTAAGTATAAGATCGATAAAAAAACAAGGGACTATTTAGAAAATAAAGTTTTAAATTTAGATGTTATGCCATCAATGAGAGCATTGATGACAGCTGGTCCCGCCTTGGAAAGAGAGAATATAGCGGGATATAATTGTTCTTATGTGCCTGTAGATCATCCAAAAGCTTTTGATGAGATACTTTATGTTCTTATGTGTGGCACAGGGGTGGGCTTTAGTGTTGAAAAAAAATATACCGAACAACTTCCTGTTGTTGCTGATGCTTTTCATAGCACTGAAACAGTTGTCGTCGTTCGAGATTCTAAGCTTGGTTGGGCAAAAGCATTTCGGGAGATCGTTACATTATTGTATGCCGGGCAAATCCCCAGGTGGGATATTTCTAACGTGCGACCGGCAGGGGCACGACTTCAGACTTTCGGCGGAAGAGCTTCGGGTCCTACACCGCTCGTCGATCTCTTCAACTTTGCCGTTGAAACCTTTACGAAAGCCAAAGGCAGAAAGCTTACCTCGTTAGAGTGTCACGATCTCGTTTGTAAAGTCGGTGAGATTGTTGTCGTGGGTGGTGTTAGACGATCAGCTATGATTAGTTTATCTGATTTAAATGATAGAGATATGAGAGATGCTAAGTCTGGAGAATGGTATAGAGTTGAAGCACAAAGAGCACTATCAAATAATTCAGCAGTGTATGAAACAAAGCCAGATAATATAGGAACATTTATGGAAGAGTGGTTAGCTCTTTATAAATCTGGCAGTGGTGAACGTGGAATCTTTAACAGAGAGGCTTCGAAGAAAGTTGCAGCACGTAACAAAAGAAGGGATGCTAACTTTGAGTTCGGAACTAATCCGTGTTCAGAAATAATTTTACAACCTTTTCAATTTTGTAATTTATCTGAAGTAGTGGTTCGTGAAAAGGATACAGAAGAAGACCTTCTTGACAAGGTTGAGGCGGCGACTATACTTGGTACTATGCAGGCTACTCTTACTAGTTTTAAATATCTGCGCAGACAATGGAAAGATACTACCGAAAAAGAGAGACTACTTGGTGTATCACTAACAGGTATTATGGATCACAAAATATTATCTGGAGATATTTATAACAAACAAGTATTAACTCAATTGCTTGTAAAGTTAAAACAAAAAGCTGTGGACGTTAATAAAATATGGGCTAAAAGATTTGGCATTAACCAAGCAACAGCTATAACTTGTGTCAAACCATCAGGTACAGTATCACAATTAGTTAATGCTGCATCTGGTATTCACGCAAGACACAATGATTATTATATTCGTAGAGTTAGAGGAGATAAGAAAGATCCACTAACACAATTCTTACAATCTCAAAACATACCAACCGAAGACTGTGTGATGAAACCAGATTCTACATCTGTGTTTTCGTTTGTAGAAAAAGCACCAACTGGTTGTACCACTCGTCATAAACGCACGGCGATTGAACAACTAGATCATTGGCTGGTATATGCTCAACATTGGTGTGAACATAAACCTAGTGTAACAATATCAGTTAATGAAGATGAGTGGCTAGGTGTAGCTGACTGGTGTTGGAAAAACTTTGATGATTTAAGTGGTATATCTTTTCTACCAAACTTTGGACACGTGTATCAACAAGCACCTTACGAAGATATTGATGAAGTTAAATACCACAAGTTAAAGAAAGATCAACCTAATAAGATTAATTGGAATGAGTTAGCACTATATGAAAGAGATGATAACACTAAGTCCTCCCAGACTCTTGCATGTAGTGCTGGTTCGTGTGAGGTTGTAGATGTATAAAACATTTATAACTATACCTAAAGCTGTTCCTGAAAAATTTTGTGATGAGATGATTAAAGAGTCACCTAATTATTCTGAGCATCTGGCTGGTGTTATGTGGAAAAAGGAAGCCGACTTAAAAAAAGATAGGAACTCAAAGTTAAGATGGTTTCCTCTTGATCATTGGATTGTTCCTAAATTATGTGAGGTTGCTTCAGAAGTAAATAAAAAAGACTATGGGTTCGATATCAACCAACTACAGTGTCCTCAGTTTACCGAGTATAAAAAAGGACAACACTACCAATGGCACAGAGATATCTATCCACCAGAATCTGATGGACCTTATCCAGGATTAATAAGAAAGTTATCTATGGTTGTACAGTTATCCAACTTTGAAGATTATAAAGGCGGTATACTACAAATTAAAAATATGGATGGTAAGATAGAACCAATAGAGGGTTTTAAAGATAAAGGTGATATGATTATCTTTCCTTCTTTTTATTTACATAGAATTAAAGCAGTGACAGAAGGAACACGACATAGTTTGGTGTGTTGGTTTATGGGACCACCATTTAGATAATGGATAAATTCCTATGGCTATCCTTAAAACTGCTATTGTTTTTATTAATCATTGAAATTATCTTTCTTGTAATGTATTTCATCGTATGAAAAGTTTTGTCTGTCGTCCTTGGGGTACTTATCGAGTACTAAAAGCAACACCCAAAATGGTTGTAAAGATATTACACGTCTATCCAGGCAAGGCAATGTCAGTTCAGTACCACAAATATAGAAATGAGCACTGGAAAATTATAGATGGCGAAGCAACGACCCTCATAGGAGACCACTGGTGGACATTTACACGTGGTCATAGGGTTTATATCCCCAAAAATACAATTCATTGTGTACGGGCTTCTAATGGGCATACAAGGATATTCGAAGTTTGGGAGGGTGAAAAACTAGATGAAAACGATATAATAAGGGTTGAACACGATTATAGTAGTGAGTGGGGGTTATAATTATGCTTGACCAAGCTACTAAATAATATATACTCTTAATTGAAACAACGTCGTCAAAAGAATCTCTAGGAGTGGGACTGTTTAACTGTAAGCTCCTAGAGATTTAACTTCTTAGATGTGATTTAGGTCCCAATTTTTTTCGATGTCTAAGACCTAGCTTCTTATATCTCCTCTTTGTTTTCTTTACTGGACTGTATTCTACTTTTTGAAATCTTTTTACCATAATATTTTACTGGGTTCCTATAACCTAACAGCTTGTTCTTATTGTTTGGGAATCGTTCACCACTACAATCTTGTAAAGTTAATACTTCAATCTGTTTCGCCAACCTCTTTGATCCCCTCTGGGAGTTTGTATTTGTTTTTCACACACGTGATTACTGTGTGTTGTTATAACTATATTATCTTTATCTGAGCAGGTATAAAAGCACTTGACAGAATCTTCTCCAAAAAAAGGTTCAACTCTTTTTTCTTTAGTTAATCTACAAGTTATGAAGTATTGGTTACGTTGATCATACAGTCTACCATTTGTCGCTACAACTGGATCACAAAAAGAAAGTAATAAGGGGAGCACTAAGGCTCCCACTATATTATTTTTCTGCACATGCATAGCTGTTGATCTCAAGACCTATTGCTATTTCTGTGATAATTGGTTTAGACCACATAGTCAACTCCATTTATTAGGTTAAAAAATATAGTGCTGGTTGTCTTTGTATGACCGCAGTCCACTGCTAAGTTATATATTACTTCCTCATATTCTCTCTTGCAACCCCTTTTGATTTTTCAAAAGAACGTAAGCCTCCCATTCCGAGTAAGGCTATCGTTAAAGAGATAAGCTCACCAGTGTCTATGAAGTTTGGCATACTAATCTCTGGGGCAAACAAGGCTGTGAACCAAGTCATTAGTGGTAGTACAAAAAAGTTTACAAACAAACCAATAGCACACACCCACATAATAGCTGGACGTGCACCGGCGACAAACATACTTGGATGTTTAGCTGCCTCAGTGTTAGCCTTGGCTTGTTCTTTAGCTAGAGCATTAGCATGTTTTTCTGACATCGTTGCAATGTCGTGTGCTAATCTATTTTTTTGATCTTTGTCTTCTATAAATTTATCCAGTAGACCAGTAACTGGACCAATAAGTGCTGTTAACATTACTCTGTCCCTTCTTCAAGTTTCTCTAGTATAACATTCTTTAGTTGATCCATCAAAACGTAAGCCATATGTAAGTTGATACTACCAGCAAAGTAATCAACTAGTGGACCTTTGTCATCAAACAATACAGTTATTATTCCTGTTGCTTGATGTTTAGTTGTGTCTTCTTTTATTCTATCTAATTGATCAATAACTAATTTATAAAAGTGTTCTTTTGGTAGCTGTTGTGCAGCTGCCGTTGACATTACGTGCTCTGATTTATCTTTAAATAAATTTACAACGACATCTTTATCATTATCTTTTTTATCAGTCATTATCTAAAAGATGTTTATAAGGTAAACCGTGTGCCATCTCAGTGACAGTCCATTGGGTAAAAGCTAAATCATTTAATAGTTGTTGACGATCTTCCATCTTTGGATTCTCAATATCCTCTATGGTATGGGATGATATTGGGTAAGCAAAGTTAAGAGGACTAGGTGTAATAACAGGGACACCAGCAAGGAGACTATCCACAGACCCCCCACTTGTAAACGAAACCGTTGCCCAACAATTTTCCAGATCCATTGTAATTGGATCCTTATGTCCGAACACCATCTTGACATCCTTTTGTTTTTCAACAAACTCTTCAAATTTAGATAAGTCATAAGATGATATTAACGGATGCATACGGATTCTAATAGGTCTGTTTGATATTTTTTTACATTTAATTATTTCATCTTGTAACCACTGGAGAATATCAACATTAGCTGTAGCAGCATCGCCTGGTAGTTGCATTAAGAATAGTATATGATCACCATCTTTGCGCCAGTCCTTTACTTCAAGACCTAAATCAGTGCGTATGATTCCCCATCTTTCTTTGCTAGAATTTTTATTGTTAAAGAAACCAAGTGTATCCATATAATGACTTTGCCCAACTCGATAGTATCTATGATCTTCAGTTATTGTTCTACCAAGAAGTGGGGTTTCTATTACAATCAAGGTTCCCTTGTGTTTGTTAACCACATCCATTTTTAAAACGTGATGTTTAGTTAGTCTGTCTTTCCACGAACCAAATATAATAGCTGTGTCACAATCCATATATTTAGTTGAGTTAGATAAGAACACAAGGTCATCAGTTGTTTCTCTAATACCGTGTGTCATAGCTGTTAGAGTATTAATGTGTGGTGCGTGTGATGCTGAGTTTAAAAAAACTCCTACTACTTTACGGGAGGTCATCGAACAATTCCTTATATGTTAATTTTTCTACTTTATCTTTTAAACCGTCGTCCCACAGAGCCTTGACTAATCCTTCACCGTGAACTTGTATATCAAGATCAACCTCTTCTCTTTGCATAAGTTTCTCAAAGTCTTGAGCTTGAGCCAACAGTTCACCCGTTGTCCAGTATGGTTTGTTGTCTTCACCAACTGATACCTTTAACCATTTCTTACGACCATCTTCAGCCAACTCATCTTTATTTTCAGGCTCTCCTTCTATGCTAGAATCAAAACCATAAAGATGTATTGTTCTGAAACCAAGGGTGTGTAACAAACCAATGGTTCTCATACCAGCACAAGTACCACCAGTAATTAATAACTTATCTTTGAAATGATCCCACCCTTCGATGGCATTACAATAAGCATCCCAAGCTACGACCTTTGCTTTCTTATCAAGCAAGTGTGTCACCACATCTGGGTTAGACATTGTTGCCACCCAATACATAACCCTTGGGTGTGGTTCTGCTAACAATTCTTTACGCACAAAACCGTGAGTAGATTTTTCATTGAATGGTCTTGGATCAAGTATCGTACAAGCCCAAGGCAATATACCATTCTCAAGTAATGTGTTATGACTATGTTTAACACAAACTATTCTTACTCCTCTGTTTTGTAGTTGTTGTATTTTCTTTAAACTTTTTTTGAGAGAAGGACCAGCTGATACGATAGCTACCTCTTCATCATTCCATTGACATCTTTCAATACTAGACTTTATACGTTTAGAGTTTGTTAGAATATTCATACGAATATCCTCTATAGGCATACAGTCTTGAGGTGTAACAACGATAGGTTTTTTATTACTCTCAGGTTTTTGATATTGTACTTTTGTAGTTGGCGGTTCTTGACCGGCCGATTGTTGCTTGAACTTTAACATACCCTTGTTGTGATACATATATCGAACTAACGGTGAGGCTTCAAAAGCATTCAAGTCTGCACAATACGGTGATAGGTTGTGTACTTGTAGTCCGTGTGCTTGATGTAAGTTCATAATACGTGTGAGCACAAAGGCATCGTGCCACTCTCTATAGTTATATATTTCACCAGAGTTCCACACCCCATACATATCAGCAAACAAAGCTTTGTTTAAGTCTGTCATTCTCATCATAACGAACCCAGCTTCAATGTAGTTTACAGCTTCACGGCCGAGAACAGCTATGTCCTTATCTTTAGGCAACCATTCTTCAAGTTTAGCTTTTGGTATATCATTATAAGTTACTGTGTCGGCATCAATCCAGATACCGACGTCACACTTTGGTGGATTCTTTACAAAGAACTCATACTCAGTATAAACTTTATATGCCCATCTTTTGACATCGGTCCTCCAGTTAGGATTGTCTTTTGGTTTGTCATATTTTTTAAAGAAATCACACAACTCAGATGAAGAATCCATTAAGTCAATAAACTCAACTCTGTCTGGGTCGTATGACTGTAGCCCTCGTTCAGGCCAGTCGTTATAGTAAGCATAAAGTTTAGTATCTTTAGGCCAGTGTTTAATAAAACTTTCTATACAGTCTTTAGCATAGACGTTCCAGTGATCGCCGCGAAACGACGTTACAAGTGAAAATGTAGGCATTTCATATCCTTCAA